AACTATGCATTAAGACTTCATGATGGTTCTACTGCTGGTGGTTTTGAAATCCTTAGAAAAGATTTATCAAACCTAACAAACGCATCAATATCTAATTCCAAACTAGCAAATAGTTCTGTAACTATCAATGGACAATCTGTTTCATTGGGTGGTTCTACTACAATTACTGCAACAGCATCAAACGCTCTTACCATCGGAACTGGTTTATCTGGTTCTTTGTATGATGGTTCTTCGGCAGTAACAATTTCGCTTTCTAATACTGGAGTTACTGCTGGATCTTATGGTTCAGCAACTGCTATCCCTGTATTAACAATCAATGCACAAGGTCAGATAACTGCAGTTACTACTGCTTCTGTTGCAACAAATCTTTCTATTGATGGTGACGCTGGTTCTGATACAATTGATTTACTATCAGACACACTATCATTTGTTGGTGCTAGTGGTATCGCAACATCTGTATCTGGAAATACAGTAACAATTTCTGGACAAACACTAACAAATAGTATTACATCAGTTGCATCAGATATTTCAAATGAAACTATCGCTAGAACATCAGCAGATACTACTTTACAAAATAATATCAATACGGAAGCAACAACTCGTGCAGCTGCTGATACAACATTAACAAATAATTTAAATGCAGAAATTTCTAGAGCAACAAGTGCTGAATCTGCTCTTGGTACAAGAATTGATAATTTAGATGTAACTGATATAGCAAATGCTGCAAGTACATCTTATGTCAATACTGCAATATCTAATCTAATTGATACTGCTCCTGCAGCGCTTGATACATTAAATGAATTAGCTGCTGCTTTAGGAGACGATTCTAATTTTGCTTCTACTGTAACTACAAATCTATCTACAAAAGCAGATAAATCAACTATTATTTCTGCAGGCGTAGGACTTTCTGGTGGTGGTGATCTTTCTGCAAATAGAACTTTATCATTATCTTCTTCTGGTGTCACTGCTGGTTCTTATGGTTCTGGTACTTCAATACCTACAATCACTGTTGATCAGTATGGTAGAATTACAAATGTTACAGGGAACTCTGTAGTATTTCCAACAGCATTATCTGAATTTACAAATGATGTTGGATATTCTACACTATCAGGAACTGAAACACTAACAAATAAAACATTATCTTCTCCAACAATTTCTGGATCAATTTTATATTCATCTGTTGGTTCAAATGCTGTTATAGATTATAAAACTGGAAATGTATCAACAACTTTTGATGTAAGAGTTGTTGCAAGTGGTGGTGACGGAACACAAGGCAATGGTAATTATAATATTATTTCTGGAACATTAACTCACAATTTAGTTCCATTAGTCACTACAAGCGGAACACAGAGTTTAACAAATAAAACTCTTGTTTCTCCAACAATCACTGGTGTGTCTCCAACAATTACGTTGGCTGGTGATTTAACTGGTTCAGTTACATTAACAGACTTAGCAAACGGAACATTAAATGCAACGATTGCTGCAAACTCTGTTGCTCTTGGAACAGATACTATTGGAAATTATGCTTCTGAAGTGGTTGCTGGTAGTGGTATAATAGTATCAGGAAGTGCAGGAGAAGGTACATCATTTACTATATCTCATGCTGATACATCTTCAGTTTCAAACTTATCTGCATCAAATAGAACATATGTCAATAGTCTTACATTTGACACTTTTGGTCATGTAACAGGTTATACAACTGAAACAGAAAGTGTAGTAAATACAACTTATTCTATTTCAGCAGAAACAGATGTTTCTGGCGCTAAGATTAGAATTTCTGGATCAGATTCTTCAGTAGATGATGTAAAACTTACTGCAGGATCAAACATAAATATTACAAGGACTGATGCAAACACAATTACTATTGAGAGCACAGCGTCATCATCTAAATTTTTAGTATATAAAAGAGGTGATGTTGCACCAAGTAGTGCCACTCCAATTGTTATTTCTAGTGGGCAATTAACAGTCTATGGTAGAACACAAAATATAGGGGTACTAGTTTAATGGCTAATCGTTTTCCGTTAATTATAGATGCAGTTTCTGAAACTGTCAGGGAACTTGCAGCTGGTGATAATCTAGATTTAACAAGCAGTAGCATTTATAATAATGGTGCTACTTTATTATTGCCAACTGCCAGTGGAACTCTTGCTACATTAGCAGGGACTGAAACACTAACAAATAAAACCCTAGTATCACCATCTATTACTACTAGTATAGATTCTTCTAGCACTACATTTACTGCGTTTTCTACCCCTACTACATTAAATATCGGTAATAATAGTGCTTCAGATAGTCATACAATAAACATTGCCATTGCTGCAACTGGTAGCGGTCTAACAAAAACTGTTAATATCGGTACTGGTGGTGATACAGGTTCTACAACTAATATTAATCTTGGTTCTGCAAATGGTGGAACTGTAACAGTAAATAAAGATTTAGTTGTTTCTGGTGATTTAACTGTCAATGGTTCTGTTACTACAGTTAACTCTACTACAATCTCAGTTGACGATAAAAATATTGAACTTGGCTCTGTAAGTTCACCATCAGATTTAACTGCTGATGGTGGTGGTATTACTCTTAAAGGTTCTACAGATAAAAGTATTACATGGTCTTCTGTAGGATGGACTTCTTCTGAAGATTTCAATCTTGCTGTTGGTAAACAATACGAAATTAATGGCGTATCTGTTTTATCTGCTACTACATTAGGTTCTAATGTAATCACATCATCACTAACTACAGTTGGAACTATCACAACTGGTACTTGGCAAGGTACTATTGTTAGTCCAACATATGGTGGCACTGGTATTAATAATGGTTCTAGAACTATTACACTTAACACAGGTAATCTAACTGTAGCAACTGCTGCTGGTGGATCTTCTGTATCATTACCATCTACTGGTACGCTTGTTGGTTCTAACGATGTAGGAACAGTTACTTCTACAATGATTGCAGATGGCACTATTGTCAACGCTGACATTAATGCAAATGCTGCTATCGCAATAACTAAACTAGCAAATTATACAATATCAGGAATTTCACTAGGTCAAGATTTAGCAACTCTAACAATCGGTAGTGGTTTATCTGGTGGTTCTTATAATGGTTCTGGTGCAGTTACTATTTCCAATAGTGATAAGGGTTCTACACAAAACATCTTCAAAAATATCGCGGTTGCTGGTCAAGATACAGTTACAGCTAGTAACAATAATGACACATTCACTCTTGTTGCTGGTCCAAACGTAGCCATTGCAACAGATGGTGTCGCCAAAACAATTACATTCGCTGCTGGTGGTGGTGGATGGTTAGTCAAAACATCAAATCATACTGCCAATCTAGGTGAATCTATTTTAGCGAATACTAGTAGTGGATCTTTTACAATTACTCTGCCATCAAGTGCCTCTGCTGGTGCTCAGATTACAATCGCGGATGGAGATAACTGGAGTGCAAACCCATTAGTTATCGCAAGAAATGGTAATACAATTATGGGTGATTCTGTTGACTTAGTTCTAAATTACTCAGGAACTAAAGTAGATTTTATCTACAGTGGATCTACTTGGATGGTTTATGGTAATACTCCAGGCGGTGATGATGTTCTTGCTCTTGGTCTTGCTCTTGGAGATGAATTCTAATGGCTGTTGCAACTAGAGAACAATTAAAACAGTATTGTCTCAGAGCACTGGGTGCACCAGTGCTTGAGATAAACGTCGATGAAGATCAATTAGAAGATCGTATTGACGAAGCATTAGATTATTGGCGTCTATACCACTATGAAGGTATTGAACAAATTTATATGAAGCATCAGATTCGTGCTTCAGAAATTACATTAACTACTTCTGTTGCAAATACATTTCAGATTGCTGATAAAATCACAGGGCAAATATCTGGCGCAACTGCTGAAGTTTGCCGTGAAACAACTAGAGAATCTTCAGGAACATTACTGCTAGTTAAAAATGTTGTTGGTACATTTGCTGCAAATGAAATAATTAGTAATGGAACAACAACAGCTACATTAGCATCTATTACTCTTCGAGAGTACGACAACAAGTATATTGAAATTCCAGATCTAGTTTATGGTGTCACCAAAGTATTAAGTATTGGTATGGCATCATCTTCGAAAAACATTTTTGATCTTCAATATCAGTTAAGATTAAATGATTTATATGATTTGACTTCAACATCTATCATTTATTATAAAACTGTAATGCAACATCTAGCATTATTAGATTTAGAGTTAAATGGTCATACATCTTTTAGATTTAATCGTACACAAAATCGTTTATACTTAGATATCAATTGGCAACAAGATATTCCTCTTGGTGATTACATTATTATTCAAGGATATCGTGCTTTAGATCCAGCTCAATTTTCTAAAGTGTGGAATGAAGCATGGCTAAAACATTATGTTACTGCGCTATTTAAAAAGCAGTGGGCAACTAATATTAAAAAGTTTTCTGGAATTCAACTTCCAGGTGGTGTAACATTAGATGGTGATAAATTGTATGATGAAGCAACTGGTGAAATTAAAGAACTAGAAGACGAACTACAAAACAAATCAGCACCTCTAGACTTTTTCTTAGGATAACTCATGCCAACCAATGTATATTTCTCTCATGGCACGAGAAATGAGCAGTATCTAGTTGAAGACTTGATCATTGAATCTTTAAGAATTTATGGTCAAGAGTTTTTCTACATTCCAAGAAAGTTAGTATCAAAAGACGAGATTCTTGGTGAAGATCGTCTATCAGAATTTAAAGCATCATTCCCAATAGAAATGTATTTTGAAAATATAGATAGTTTTGCGGGACAAGGTGCATTTATTCAAAAATTTGGTTTAATGATGGAGCAGTCAGCTACACTAGTAGTTGCTCGTCGTAGATGGGATCAATTGGTTGGTCGTTTTGGACAAACAACAATTCCTACTCGACCAAACGAAGGTGATTTAATTTATTTCCCACTAACTGGTGGATTATTTGAAATTAAATTTGTACAACATCAAGATCCATTTTATCAACTTGGTAAATTATATGTATATAAATTACAAGTTGAATTGTTTCAATATAGCAGTGAAAGAATTGATACTGGTGTTGCAGAAGTAGATCAGTTTGAAACATTAAAATCCTTCACAACTAATACAACAAGATCTAAGTTTGGCGAGGTTACTAGTATACAAGTGACGAATACTGGATCAGGTTACACATCTGCTCCAACTGTATCATTCTTAGCATCTAGTGGATATGGTGCAACTGCTGTAGCAGTATTAGGAACAGATGCAAATGCTAATAAAGTTGTAAGAGTCGATTTGACTAATGGTGGTACTGGTTATGCATCTGCTCCAATAGTTCAATTTTCTGGTGGTGGTGGCTCAAACGCAGCAGCGACTGCAACAATAGAAAATAATATTGATATGCCAGATTCATTTGGTGACAATAATAAATTTAAAGAGCAAGCAGAAGATATATTATTTAATGAGACTAACCCATTTGGTGAGGTAGGCGATTAATGTTAAACAATCAAGTATTTTATCATGGCATTATTCGCAAGAGTATTGTAGCATTTGGTCGTTTGTTTAGCGACATTTACATTGACAGAAAACAAGGTGATTCTGTTACTGGAACTACAGTTCAAAGAATTCAAGTGCCGTTAGCATATGCACCAAAAGAAAAATGGTTAGTTCGTATCGAACAAGATCCAAATCTTGATAATCACACATATGTGACTTTACCAAGAATGTCGTTTGAAATACTTGGTTATTCATATGATCCTACTCGTAAAGTAAATCGTATGCAACAAATTAAGTGTGGTGATGGCACTGGTTTAGTATCTACAATGTATACTCCAGTTCCTTATAATATTGATTTGTCATTGTACATCTTAACAAAAACTCAAGAAGATGGTTTACAAATTATCGAACAAATTCTACCAACATTTACTCCAGAGTATACATTAACAATTAATGCTGTTCCAGATATGAATGTTAAGATAGACGCTCCTATTATTTTAAATAGTGTTTCTGTACAAGATGAATACGATGGAGATTTTCAGACAAGACGATTTGTTACACATACATTAAATTTTCAAATGAAAGTTAATCTGTTTGGACCAATTAGTGGTAAATCTGTTATTGATACAGTTAATGCTAATATCGGTCAAAATGAAGATTTTAGTAATCCTAATAGAATATACACAGCAGAAGGTGATGTTACTACTGCTACAGTAGATCAAGAAAACTGGGAAGATAATTTTTAATTATGGCTGAAATTTATAATGCTAATGCGAATTTAAAGGCAGTAGGAGTTTCGGTTGAATTTACTCCAGAAAATATTCAAGAGTATATAAAATGTTCGCAAGATCCTATCTACTTTATTGAAAGTTACTGCTATATTGTTACACTAGATCATGGATTACAATTATTTAAATTGTATGATTGCCAAAAGAAAAAGATTGATGTAATTCATAGTAATCGTCGTGTTATTCTTATGGAAGGTCGTCAACAAGGTAAGACGACGACATCAGCTGCTTATATTCTCTGGTATACATTATTTCAACCAAATAAAAACGTAGCCATTCTTGCTAACAAAAAAGATGCAGCAAGAGAAGTTTTAGATCGTTATCAAACGATGTATGAGATGCTTCCAAAATGGATGCAACAAGGTGTGCTTACTTGGAACAAAGGTGACATTGAATTAGAAAATGGAAGTAAGGTATTTACTGCTGCAACTGGTAAGTCTGGTATTCGTGGTAAATCAGTAAACTTACTATATGTTGACGAAGCTGCAATTATTCCAAACAACGTAGCTGAAGAATTCTTCACTTCTGTTTATCCAACAATTTCTGCTGGTCAAACCACTAAAATTCTTTTAAGTTCTACTCCCCTCGGCTATAATCATTTCTGGAAATTTTGGAATGATGCTGAAAATGGACGAAATGGTTTCGTTCCTCTTTTTATTCCATACTGGGAAATTCCTGGTAGAGATGAAAAATGGGCAGCTGAGCAAAGAGCCATGCTTGGTGAACTTAAATACAACCAAGAGGTTCTTTGTAAATTCTTGGGTTCTAGTCTTACACTTATTAATGCAGATGTAATTGCTAAGATGAGTGTTGGAAATAAAGTCTATCAAAAAGATGGATTAGATGTCTATGTCGAGCCACAAGCTGGGCACACTTATTGTTTAATAGCAGACGTGGCTAAAGGTGTTGGTGGAGATTATTCAGCATTTCAAGTAGTTGATATTACTGAAACTCCATATAAACTTGTAGCCAAATATCGTAATAACGAAATTAGCCCACTTCTTTATCCAAATGTAATATACAAAGTCGGTAAAGATTATAATAATGCATGGATTCTTCTTGAAATCAACATCTCTGAGCAAGTCGCTCATATTTTATACTCTGAGATGGAGTATGAAAATATACTATTTGTGACTCGACACACAACTGGTCAAACAGTTTCTGGTGGTTTTGGTGGAGGAAAAACTCAATTAGGAGTTGTTACCGACAAAAAAATCAAACGAATTGGATGCCAAAATTTTAAAGCACTTGTTGAAGAAAATAAACTTCTAGTTCCTGATGCAGATACGATCTCTGAAATCTCTACATTTATTGAGAAAAAAGGATCTTATGAGGCAGATGAAGGATATCATGATGATTTGGTTATGCCATTAGTTCTATTCGGGTGGCTTACAACCAACTCGTATTTCAAAGATCTAAATAATGTAAACCTAAGAGAAGTAATGTACAAAAAACAGATGCAAGCTATTGAGGAAGAGCTAACACCATTCGGATTTTATGACGATGGTGGACCAGAAAAACCACCTCTAAATTTCTAGAAATCATGTAAAAACTAAATAAAAGAGTAGACATGATTGTTGTCTAAAGGTAAACTTATTAACAAGGAGAATTACAATGCCGTTCCAATTATCTCCAGGCGTTGCAGTCGTAGAAAAAGATTTCACTTCTATCGTTCCAGCAGTATCTTCTTCAATTGGTGCTTTCGCTGGTGCATTCCAGTGGGGTCCAGTTATGGAGCCAACTACTGTTAGTTCTGAGAATGAGTTAGTTCGTCGTTTTGGTAAGCCAAACGATTCTAACTTTGATTCCTTCTTTACAGCTGCGAACTTCCTATCATATACAAATAATCTATTGCTAGTTCGCGCTGACGCTGGACATTTGAACGCTGTTGCTGCAGCTGCAGGTGGTCTTGCAACTATTAGCATTACTGCTGCAGGTAGCGGTTATGTTTCTACATCTCCAGCCCCTGCAGTAACTATTTCCGCTCCTGACTTAGATGGCGGTGTTCAAGCTACTGCTACAACTACTATTTCTGGTGGTGCTATTAGTGCTATCGTTGTTGGTGGAACTATGTCTGGTTACACAACAGCTTCTGTAGCAATCACACCAGCAGCAGGTGACACTGGTTCAGGTGCTACTGCTACTGCAACAGTTTCTGGTGGTGTTATTACTGGTATCGTTATCACTAATGGTGGTTCTGGATACAAAGCAACTCCAACTGTTACAATTACTGGTGACGGCACTGGTGCTACTATTACTTCAGTTACTATTGGTACTTCTACTGTTACTGGTATTTCTATCACTAACGCAGGTACTGGTTATTCAGTTGCTCCAACAATCACTATTGCTTCTCCACCATCTGGTACTGCTGCTACTGCTACTTCTACAATTAGCACTACTATCGGTCTAAAGATTATGAATGGCGAGCACTATACAACTAACTATGCAAATGGTGCTGCAATTGTTGGTGAGTTTGCTGCAAAAT